GCAAGACAAAAACATATATTTGGTTTTGATTCCATATTTCTCACGGAAACCTGGCATGCCAGTAGAAATCTTTTCATCAATACCATGACGGATGCGTTTTGATTTATATCTGAGTGTATGGTAAGTTACATAATTCCAATCTTCTCTTGTCGAACAACCAATGTATCTAACATGTTGCACGGCAAATTTATAAGTTTCACTTTCAGAAGGTACAATCAACATGAATAATATTGGTGATTCGATTTTATTTGAAAGTTTTAATACAGCATCTTGTAATCCTACATCACCGCCATGAACAACAATCAAATCAAATTTTTGACTGAAGATTGTACCATCGCTTGTAACTTTAACACCGTTTAGATCACCTTTATGTTCACCAGCAAATACTGTAACATCATGTCCTCGACTTACTGTTTCTTCAGCCATATCACGGACATAATTTTCTGATCCACCTGGATAAGGTGCATAACGATGTACTACATATAGAATTTTTTTCATCCGTAAGTCTTTTCAAGGAGTTTTCTAACAGTAGGAACTCTATCGTATTGGTGTACGATACAAAATTCTTTACCTTTAGAAGTGGTTACTTTTTTACCATTGAATTTGGGAATAGGTTCCAATAAGTTTGGTCTAAACTGTTCAATCTTTGTAGGATCACCAGTTGTTCCTAATTGTGATGCCCAACCATCTTCAGACTTCATATACATTGAAGTATCGGTATATGGATGTTGTGAGATCATAAAATTAAATGTTGATTGATCACAGATTGGTATTGGTCGGCCTAAGGCAGCTGCAAAAATATTCAAACATAAATCTCTCATGGCTGATGCACGACCACCTAAAACACCAACATTATGAATCTCTTTATCTTTAAATTTTTCATAGATGAATTGACCATAAGTTTCAAGTAAGTTTTGATTACCCCATGGTTCATCTTTGTACTTCATACTTTCAGAAGCAAACACTAGGTTTTTACCTTCGACAAGATTTTCATCAAGCCATTTGCAAGGATTACTTTGGAAAATTACATCCTTAACATCAGTAGTGACAACATATCGATAGTCGCCTCTTGAAATGTGGTTGTAAATATGCACGAAGCGTTCCACATGAACCGGTATTCTTGATTCATAAACATATGCTTTTTTAATGTGATCTTCTTTTCCTACGACAACTACTTGAAAGCCGTTTTTAGATAATTTATCTACGGCATCATAAGATATGTTGAGAGCGATTAAAGTTTTTTCGCCATCAAATCCTGATTGATTGATTGAGTTAACCCAATATTTAAGTTGATCCCAACCATAGTTTGTACTACATCCAATTATCAAATCTTTCATAACAATCCTAATTATTATATACTACTTAGTCTTTTTATACCTTTTAAAAGAGGCAATATTTTGACCTGGTGTGTCAGCAAGATACTTCTTTACCAGTTCATCACTACCATCTTCACCTGCACCTGCCTTAGATTTCCATTCTTGTGCTTCAGATACACTACTATGTAGTTTCGCACCTGTAACCTGTTGGATTAACTTCCAAGCATCGTGATTCTTCTTATTTGCAATATGCAATTTTAACTGACTTTTCTGTTTAGATGAGGCAATATTATGAAACTTAACTAGTTCCATTACACCAATATTACCGGCATAGGTAGCTTCCTCTATTTTCTTTTTAGTCATTTCTTGTGAGTGCTAAAATTTTCTGTATTTGGGTTTCAACTGTAGCCTTGCGATTTGGCCAATAAATGTATTCTTTGTCTGCCGTTTTTAATAGTTTGGTAAAAAATGGCAAAACTAATTTCTCTATCTCTTTTAATCTTGCTGCATATTCATCTACTGTATCAGCCTTTTCATTAACGACTGCATTATATTCTTCTTCAGAAACCGCAGAAAAACCAAAGTCATCATCACCATATTCTGCAAGAATTTTATTAATATCGTATGCCATTATTTACTCCATGCCTTAGCTGCGTTAAAATTAGCCTGACTGAATTCCATTCTATCAATTAATTTAACTGCATTACCTTTTAATCTGTCTACTGCTACAAAACCTTCTGGTGCCGTAATTCTAAATCCATCGTCTGTTCTTACAAAAGTACCAATTGATCGAATAGTTTCCAATTTACGAACAATCATAAGTTTTGCATCGACCAACAAGTTCATTAAATCAAAAGTGCTTTTAAGTGCTGGTGCAGCTGCACGGAAGAATCTCATAACTTCTGTTTTTTCTGCTATGTATTTCTTCTTACTATCTTGCCTTTTGACTTCTTGTATCTTTTTATTTAGTTGTGATTCCACATACTTAATTAATTCAATAGTGTGAATACGAGTATCTGTAATCTTTTTACCTTCACGAACCTTAGCGTTATTAAATGTTTTGATGTAGGTCAACAATACATCACTTGCTGAAATGCGATTGAGTGTTAAACCAGGTATGCTTTGAAATAATGTACCTGCTTGTGATAATATCCTAGAGATTTGTTTTGTTTCAGCTTCTGTGAATGTTGCTGAACCTGAAGCATCTGTAAATGATGCATCACGATACCATACATTCTTTGTAGTTTTAAGACCACCAAGGTCAACATTGAATGTTGCTCTCATATCTTCCATGGTTTTACCAGAGTATGTTGTATGAAACACCACACCAATCTGAGCAGCCATCATTGTTTGTGCCAATTTAGATGAAGTTGGTACCGCATAAACAATTGTATTTGGTTGAAATGTAATGTACGATTCACCATCAATGGTTTCCTTTTTGAGATCACCTTTGGTGAACATCATGTCACCTTGCAATACACCTTTAATACCTAATTTTGATAAGTGTTCTAATGCATACTTTAGTTTATTATTTAAACCTTCAGCAGGATGATTCTCATCAATATCATTATTAGTATAGTTTAACTTTGCATTTTTATTGAAGATGGATTTTGTACCAACAAAGAATTTACCATTCTCTGGATTTACTCCACAAAAAATAGCGGGAGCACCATCCCATTTTGTAGTAATATTAACTTTAGATTCGGCATGACCTGCTAACATGTTACGCAAAGACTGTAAAAAGTTAATCGCACTACGAGCACCAGCAACACCACCATTGAGAACTTCATCTTCAATGTGTTCTAGGTGAACATTTTTACCTTCTTTAGATTCTTTTAAATACTCTATAAATTTCATTTTAGCTATACTTTATGAATATACTACTATTTTTTGTGGCTGAAGATGCGTATTGAAACATGTATGAACACAAAGCATCCATTTTTTTATTTTTAATCATAGTATAAACAAGATGTATACCAATATATTTTGACATCCACCAAGTTTTATCTTTCTTTTGTCCTGATTTTGCTTGAGCTACCAAAGTAGCAATAGATTCTTTACTGCCAGATAAATCTTTAAACATTGTGGCAAATTCTTTGAATTGTGTTTCAGTTGGCCTATCGATGGGTGTTTGATTTGGTTGTGACAATTTACTAATTTGAATTCCAGTATCTTTTGCACCTTCCATAATTACACCGCCACCAATTTTACCGCCAGCTGCCGTCTTACCCTTAATCTCACCTTGCCATGATGATGGCTGAGGACGACTTGAAAAATTCCTTAATTGGATTTCTCCATCTTTTCCCTCAGATTTAAACTTGATATAAATGTCTTTAGAATCCAACATATTAATTCCGAGTTTCACACCTGTGAAAGATGCAACTAAAGGCTTGCCGTTATTAAATATCTTTGAGTGTGCCGAACCTTTTGGATCTAATTTCTTCAATGAAATACCAATTAAATTTTTGTTGGCAAACGCATCAAAAATATAACGATTATAATCTCTTAGTGTTGGCCAACCATCTTTAAATTTAAAATCTTTTTTGACCATCCATATATCAGCAGGATTCCACTTATCATCTCCTGTGATACCGCTGCCTTTTTTGAATCTACGCCATTCATCGTATATGGAATTTACAAACTTACCACCACGATAAAATTTATATCTGTTACCAACTCTAGCACCTGGAACATCAGCAAATATTTGATTAGCGGTTTTAACTACACTTGTAAGCCAATTATCATCTAGTGATTTTAAACATTTAGATAAAGTCCTATCGCAATCAGCATCACGAATAGTCTTTTCTGTTATTTGTGATACATCAGTAAGGTCTTTACCAAGATATTGTCTTGTGGCACAAGCATAGGCTTGAAGGCTTTCAGCTAACGCTGTAATCTCTGCACCTGCTCCTGATTGTCCGTCTGCCATTTAATACTCCGTTTGTTTAGTAGGAGTATTTATCCTACCGCATTTAACGGATAATGTCAATAGGTTTGTCGCCAGTCCAGACTTCTTGTTCAGTCCTAATACGATTTTCTGTCTGAAGTGTTGTAAACCTACTACAGGCTTTGTTTCTCCACCACTTAACAATATTTTCTAAATGATGTTTATCGTAATTTTCTTTGTTTTTGATGAGTTTATCAGTTTTACCAAGAACCACATCTTTCATATTACTAAAACCATAGTCTGAATAATAGTATCGTTTTCTCTGAGTAAGACCTTTGGCTTTATCAATACTTAACATGAACCTATCATATTCTTCTTTATCATTTTTCAATGCAGATTTGGTCATTCCAATAATTGTATTGATAATTTTCAATTTGCGACTTGATGCATTTTCTGGTACAATTGGACCGCCTTCTATTTCCTCTACAAAGTTTTTAATATCTTCATAAGGTTGGCCATTCATCATAGGTAAAAAATTAGACTCTGTTAATCCTTGAAAACGCAAATAAGGTTTCATACCATCATATTGCGATACTGTTTTAGAAGTACCATACAAACTAGTAGTTTCAAATAGACAAGTATTCATGTCATATTTTTTGTTTAACATCTCACGAACTTCATGCGAACAACAGATAGCGGCAAGTAGTTTGCCTCCAAGATAATTAAAACCAAATGGTTGTGCAGGTACAATCACAAAACCCATCGCTGTAGATTTGTTAAATGACTTGGTTGTTTCAGGTAGATTGGTGATCACTTGACCAAGTAATTCATTTCTAGGTTTCATCATAATAGTTGGTGAACC